AGGAACCCACGTCCCCTCCTCGTAATCGTTCAGTAGCTCGGAGGTCATCGTTCCGCTGCTGTTCGCAGTCGCGGAGAAGTCGATGCCTTTGCCGGACGTAGCCATTACTAGGTTTCCGGTAGCTAGAGTAAGGTTGGCGGATTGACTCAGTGTCATTACTGCAGAGCCACCCGATTCTGAAAATAACAGATTACCGGATGCGTCAGTTCCGAGATAGAAATAGTTGTTTTGAGCAGATGTCCGCGCCAAAGCGAGGCTAAAATTATCCCCACTAAACAATCCAGTTCGTCCTCCGCTGACATCCAATTGTTGTGTCGGTGTCGCCGTTCCAATACCCACCCGATTATTCGTCGAATCAACCTTCAGCGTACTCGTATCAACCGTCAGATTGCCGGTGATGGTGGCGGAGGCGAGGGTGGCGGTGCCGCCGGAGCCTAGGATCTGGTTGGTGGTGATCTTCTTGGTGACGCCCCCAACATCGACCACGGGCAACACATCGGTGGCCGGTGTAAGGACTGAGATTGCTGTTAGCTGTGAAATCTTAAGGTCTGCCATATTATTGGATTGCTAGAACTAGTTTTCCGCCGTCTTCCTGAACAAGGAAGTCACTGGCTTCAGTGAGTAAAGAGTCGAATGTTCCGAAAGTAATGACGAGCTGCCCCGAGTCTTCCTGCACCAGGTACTCGCCGCTCTCGCACAGGATGACCACGCGCTCAATGGGAGGATCAGGCGGAATACCACCAGCGCCAATGCGCCGAGAGGCTCCGAGCCCTATGCCAAGTCCCAGGCGCATCTTAGCCGTACTTGCGGTTGTATGCGATGAGCGAGCCAGAGCTCACAGTCACCGAGGTCCACACACCAGCAATCTCGTCGCCAGCCTGCAGAGTCACACCAGACGGGAAGCTGGTAATGTTGGATGTAGTCGCGCCCAAGATGGTGATCTCAAGAGCGTGCAGGGCTTGGAAGTTACCGGTCACAGCTCCGGAAGCACTGGAGATGTACTGGCCACCGTATTCGCCGGCGAGTTGACGATTAGATCCAACATTCATAGGATGAATTTCTGACTGCTTCTTTTGGCCCCATCGAAACCAACTTGCAAGCGTGTACCTCCCGATTTCACGCGCACCTCGGGATTGTCACGTTCGATCTCCCTTAGAAACTGCGAGTCCTTCCAACAGCCGTACCCGAGTTTGTGGCCCCAATAATGGTACAGAGTGGGGTCGACACGCATCCGAAGTCGACCGATACCATCGACGGCCTTGAAGTCATTGATGGATGTTTGCTTGGCTATTTTCTGCTGCTGAATGCCAGCATTCACCCACTCTTTGCGGTAGCCGGACTTGAACTCATTGACCACCTGGTTGCGGAGATCGCCTGGGAGATCGTCCAGGGCATTTGCGATGAAGGTCGAGATGGAGTTGGGATTGGACATAATTCAAAAAAGAAGGGAGGCCCCCGGAACTTTCCAGAAACCTCCCCCTTTTGACAACTAAAGACTAGCTTGCGCCGTTGAACATACCCATGCCGGCAGGATTCTTCACGCAAAGACCAGCGATGGCCTGAATCAAACGTCCCTCACCGCCACCGTTGTTAGGCAGCACAGTGACCTCAGGAAGCTTGGCATAACGGATCTCAACCATGTCCATCGGTACGACATAGCCCTTGAATGCTTGAGCACTAAACGCTCCACCACCAGTCCCGATCCACACATCGGGATGCAGGATAAGGCGACCAAAATCACCTTCAAAGATATCAATCGACGCCTTGAAAGTGTCAGCTCCAAGTTCTTGGTTAAAGGTTCGGACAGCGGTCTGCGTGTAAGTGTTTGTAGTTCCAGCGCCATTGATAACAGCACCGCCACCAGCAGTGAGGTTGGTGAACGCACGCTTCAGTGTAGCACCCAAAAACACGTCGTAATCACGGAACGTGCCAGTGGCGTTGTAGATGCCGGTCAGCACGTTCTGAGCAGTGGCCTCAACGAACGATGCGGAAGCGGTAGCGTCAATGGCAGCCGAGTTCGGAGCAAACGAGCTCGTAGGAGCACCAATTCCCGCGGAATTAGTGGTCAAAAGCCACTGAGCAAGAGAACTGGTCAGATACGGATTAGTTCCGTTGTCGGCCTGAATCGCTTGATTCGTGCAAAGGAAGGTCGCTTCCATTTTGCGCTTCAGCTCAATGAGGCGCTTGCTGATGCCGTTAGCAACTTCACCACCGTTACCAACGCCAGCCACGTTGGAAGTGTTGGCAATGAAACCAATGCGCAGATCGTTACGGAACACCTGAGCGTAGTTGCTCAAGCGGGTACGGTTAGGAACCGGGTTAACCGGGCTGCCAGGACTGCCTGCAGTGTAGGTCACGTCAGTACCGTCAACAACACCACCTGGAACTGGCACAGCATAATTGTCGACCTGCCAGGAGAACGTCATGTTCCCGAGGTCTTTGCCCTTGGGGGCCATGGAAACGAACGGGGTCGACTTCTGGTCGACAATGGCGATGTAGTCAGCGAGTTCCTCGCGGATACCGACTTGGTTAGGTTGGAGTAGTGGCATAGGTCAGAGAATACGTTCGAGTAATCGAGCCAATTCAGATTCCCCTCCTGATTTCGAAAACCGAGACTTAGCCGCGGCGATTTCCGCCTGCGCATTGTCCTTTTTGACGGGACTTGACGTAGGCTTTCCAGGCTGTTTAGGAGCCGTTTTAAGCGGTAGTTTGACCGAGGGTTTCCCCTTGGTCGCTTCACGCTCCAAACGCAGTCTACGGCCCTCCAGGAAGTCGCCCACAAGCACCTGGTGCTCCGGTAACGCAGAGAGTTGTGGCAACTGCCGCAACACTGCCTGCGCCTCGGTGTACTGGGTGCTGCTACGATCCTTCCAGAACGGATAGATCTGCTCTGCGATAGGCTGGATCTGCTTGTAGTTGTTCAGGAACCGGGCTCTCGACGGGATGTGCATATCCAGTGCGTCTTCTACGCGCCGCTTGATCTGCTTGATCTCGTTAGAGCTGTATTCCTTGTCACCTATTTCGCAGCCATCGATGTTATCCTCGCACCAGCGTTTGAGATCTCGGGCCTTGTTCCACTCTTCATCGAGTTTCTTCGCATCCCAGACATCAGCAAACGGATCGGCTTGATTCACCACCGGCACCGGCCTATCGGATTGGCTCTTCTCCAGCTTGGACTTGGTTTCGTTCAGTTCCCGCTCTAGCTCACCGGCTTTTTCAATGGCCTCACGCTTCTGGCGAGTCAGCTTGTCGATGCGCTTGCGGTAACCGGACGGTTCCTCGTCGGCTTGGTCTTCGGTTTTCTGTTCAGAAAGAACATCCTCAGGAGACTCGTCCTGATTTTCCTCTTGGTTAGCGGTAGGATCCGCTTCCTCGGTCTGAGATTCCGCATCCGCGGCCTCGGACTCTGGGTCTTCCTCAATGATCTGCTTCTGCGGTTTTTCTTCCGGCTCACTGAACCTTTGTTCTAGTACCCTGGCCAATGCCGCCTCATCAAAGGTCAGCGGATTGATTTTAGGAGCCTGTGCCGTGTTTTTAGACAGGGTCGCTTCCTGTGTATTCTGTGAGTTATCCATGCTATTTAGACCCTGCAAGCTGGGTATTGTGCGCCATGGTTGTTAAGGTCAACCAAGAAACCGTTGTGGTTAAGAGGTACTAGTTGGACTGATCCGTCAAACCATTAGCTGTCCTCAAATTGTCGATGTAGATTGATAAATCCTTTAAAGAAGCGGCTCTACCACAGTTGTGGGCCCGGCTTGAGTCCGTTAGATCAGGCTGTATTGCACTGAGCACTTCGGACTCAATCATGTCCGATAGCAGTTGAGTCAAGGCACGCATAATTGGCGACTCGTCTCCTGCTGAAACAAAGGCCTCTTGGATTTTCTCGTCTGAAAGTCTCATTGTTGAACTCCTAGTCGACCAGTTACAGCGTTTTGCTGCTGTTGAACGCTGAACTGCAGGTTCTCAATGTATTTTTGCAGGTTAGCTTGGAAAAGCGGGTCTTGCTGCACCTGCGCCTGGTACTTCGGGTTGCTTTGAAGCACTTGTTGGCTGAATTGCAGCCGCATGGCAGCCGTAGGATCGGTTTCCCGTAGCTTGGGAGGGTTACCCAGTGACATCAACGCGATCTCGTTGTTTGTATCCTCAAACATCTTCTGCGATGCAGGCCCTTGTTGCATCACGAGCTCGGTAGCCAGCATTGGGTCAATAGCCCGGAGTGCGACCGAGATCAATTTAGCCCGGTCGATGCCGCCGGCGGTGTCCAAGGGCAGGATCAATGTCGAGATCGCCTTGAGCTTCTCGCTCACTAGGTCGCTGGACATTTCGCGCACGTCAAGTTTCAGCGTTACATCGAAGTCCTGCACGTCCTCGCCTATTTGTATCTGCGATCCTGTGATGCGTTGCACCTCCTGGGGACCCATGTACTGCAGGGTCAGGCTGAACACCTGCCGGAATGCCTCGGTCCAGCCATGCAGCCAGTTGTTGATGGTCCTCTGCTGCCGCATCTGGGTCACCGCGGGGGGCACCTTCTCCGTTGGGCGTCCAAAATAGCGGTCGGTCTGCGCCATGACCTCGTTGATCAGCGTGAAAGCTACATTGGGTTCACGGGCAGGAGGCTGCATGAAGCCAATCTCACCGCGGCGTAGCACCGGGATCTGGATGGCCGGCCCGATTTTAAGGTTACCGGCCCTGGTCTTTGGCACCTCGATGGGGGGAAGTGTGGCCAGGCTGGTGTAATCGAACACCGAGTCGCGCTGCGCCTTAATCTCCTGCTGCCAGGTCGAGCAGATCTCGGGCACACCGCGGGACTCGGTCATCTTCCGATGGATGAGTTCGCTTCTCCAGCACACAAACGGGTACTGGCAATGCGCATAGTCTAGCAGCTCAAAGTAGCCCCACTTGTCGCCTACCTGAGGACTAAATACCGTGTAGTACACACCCGGGATACCATCGGCATCCACAGCTTTTTGATACGCATAAACTATCTCAATCAAATGCTGTCGATTGTATAGAGAGTTGTTAGGAAGCCCGACAAGGTAGGTGTAGTCAGCAAAACTAGAAAACCGTCCCATCGTGTTGATGGCTTCCTTAGCCCATTCCTCATCCCACTCGTCGGTCTCCACCTTCTGCATGATCTCAATCTCGGTCATGTAGTATCGGCGGAATACCACCCGGGCACTCTGGATGTCGGTGGTTTCCAATGGGCATATAATCTCATCCCAGGGAGCCAATGCAGTGATCATCGGCTTGTTTTGGATCATCACAGGCACAGGGAAATCGCATCTGCCCTCGTCTCGTAGCTCCCGCACAGCCTTCAGTGCCCGGCGCTTCTTCAAGTTGGGAAAGGCAGCCATAATCAGTTCGCCTGACTGATCATCGGCTTCGGGATTGGCAATGAGGTTGGGGAAGTCGGCCAGGACCGATCCCTCGGGAGACTGTGCTGCCAATGCCATCACCTGCTCCATGGTCAGCTCCTGCTCCTTCTGACCCATCTCCTGCTGCCAGGAGATATGCACACCCGCCCAGCCGTAAGTCCACAGGTACTGGGACAGCAGCTCCACCTCCCGGGTAAGGTCCGAGTACATCTTGGAGTTCACGGCCCAATCCATCAGGTTATGCGCCGTAGCCGCCTGGTCGACCGTGGTGACATTGCTCGGGACCACCCGGAGCATCGAGCGCCAGAAGGCAGTCGAGCACAGATCTACCAAGCCATTCACCACCTCGTCAGCCAGAGGGATGCGCGTATCGGATGCACCATCCCAAGGGAACGCTGGTTTAGTTGCGTTACTGGCGTCGTTGTTCTTCTTGCCATCGGGCGTTTGGCCAGGCCAACGGCAGAATCGCGTGTTCTCAATGCGCTCGATACGGTTGCTAACGCCGTTATCCGTAGCAGCACGGCGCAACTCCTCGATCAATGCACCCACATTGGGCTCCTCGCCCACAGTTGCCATTTGATCCGCTGACGTCTTGTATGAATCGCCTTGCATAGTCGTTTCTATTAGTATCCACCGCCGCCGCGGGAATTGAAGCCCCCATTGCCCACGTAAGCAAGGCCCGAGACCAAAAGCATACCGATGCAGTCGATAGGATCCTTGGATGCCCCTTTCTGACCGTCCCTGCCTGTGTGCTCGCTCAAAGCATAAATCAGGTTGCTGCAGGTCTTGACCACATACAGCGCCGGTTCGTTCAGCGGGGTAAGCTCCTGCGTAGCATCGTAGGACAGCAGGCTGTTGATGGCGCTCGTCCTTTGGTCCACAGGCACACCAGGAGCCGGAATGAAGGCCATCCCCTCGTCATTGGGATTGTCGGACTCAGCCAGTAGGTCGATGAGCGTGGTGCCCCCCTGTTCCGATAGTGCCGGACTACCGCCGGCCTTGGGGTCGATCAATCGCATCACGGGCTCCCCATAGCCTAGTTCCGCCTCGATTGCACGGAACATGGTCCGATACTCCGATATCGACCGGCCTGCATCCAATGTCTGGGCAGGGCCTGCCTTGCCATCATGCTTCTCGCTCGGGAACGTCCACTCGCCGTAGTTGGTGTAGTCCGGGAACTCACGCACCACGATCCTTCGGCCATTCTCATAGACCAGCATCCACATACAGAACCAATTCCGCGCTCCGGCAGGGTCGCATACCATGTACAACG